GCGACGGCCGCCGCACCGTCTTCGCCAACGACACCGACCGCTGCTGGCACGCCGGCCGCAGCAACTGGCACGGCCGCCCCGACCTGAATAGTTGGAGCCTCGGCGTCGCCTGGGAAGGCAACACCTACGAAGACCCCCTCGGCGAAGCCGCCATGAACAGCGCCCTAGAATACCTCGTCCCCCGGATGCGCAAGTGGAACATCCCGATGAACCTCGTCCTCACCCACCAACAAGTCGCCCCAACCCGCAAAACCGACATCTCCCCCGGCGACGCCGCCCGCTTCAAGAGCAGACTCCGTTCTGCCCTGACGCCTGCCAACTGACTACTGACGACTGACCACTTCCCCATGTCCCTCGAATCTCCAGTCCAACGCGACGGCGACAACGGCTTCATCGGCTTCGCCAGCCGCTTGAACCCGCTGACCTTGCCCGCCGGCATGCTGCAAGACAGCGTGAACATGCGCCTCGAGCGCGGCACGGCCCAGACCCGCAAAGGCGCCAAGCGCCTCGCCGATGCCATCAGCACGGCGGACGAACCGCTCACACTTTCCTTCAACCTCGCCGTGGACCGAGCGATCAACACGATCACCTTCAGCAGCACGACCGCCACCGTGACCACGGCGTCCGCCCATGGATACACCAACGGGCAGACCGTGAACATTCGCGGCGCCACCGGAGCGGACGCTGCCCGCTACAACGGCGACTTCGCCATCGCGGGCGCCAGCGGCAGCACCTTCACCTACACCATGACCGGCACACCGGCGGCCAACGCCACCGGCACACTGCTCGCCAACGCGGGTCCGATTGTCAAAACGGTCTACTCGGGCGGCATCTTTGGGTCTGGAGTGTTCGCCAGCCAGAACTACGACAACGCCAACGAATATGTTGTCATGGCCGGACCTAGTAGCGCGTTCCTCTGGCGCAACACTTCGCCGACCGACACCGTTGTCACGGTTGGCTATCCCAGCTCGCCGGATGAGACCATTGACCCGCAAGACACCGTCTCGGTCGTGCAAGCGTTCGACCGCCTCTACGTCCTGCGCGAAGCGCCCATTGATCCGACCACGACTTTCAAGCAGCAGTTCACCAACGCCAGCGGCATCACCGTCTCGGGCGCCACGGCCACAGTCAACGTCAACGCGCACGGCTTGAGCGCCGGTCAGCGCGTGCGCATCGAAGGCAGCACCGTCGCCGCTTTTGACGGCCATGAGTTCGACATTCTGGCGACCAACGTGAATACCAACTCCTTTGAGATCACCGTGCCGAGCGGCACCGCTACCACCGCAGTTGCCAACATCCGCGTCCGCCGGGTCAAGCCGCCGATCTACTGGACCGGCAGCGGCAGCTTCGTCCGCGCCGCGGGCGGCGTGCCAGCGGTTGGACCAACGTATCGCAAAATGCGATCCGTCGGCTGGGCGAGCTACATCCAGAACCGCCTCATCATCCCTGACGGCCGAGACCAAGTTATGATCTCGGACTACCTTGATGCGGACCTCTACGATCCGTTCTGGCAGAGTTTTCGCGCAGGAGCGGGCGGCGATGACTACATCGTGGCTGTGCATCCATACGTCAACAGCACGGCGCTGGTTTTCTGCCGCAAGAGTATTTGGCTGGCCACGCTCGCGCAGTTCAGCTCCACCGACGGCACGGCCTTCGCTATCGACACCGCTGTGTCCAAGCTGGAATTGGTGACCAACGAAATAGGATGCTCGGCGCGTAACACCATTGTGACGGCAGGCGAGTATGTTTTCTTCCTTTCGGACGCCGGAGTCTACCGGCTGGACTCGCAGCTTGACCTTGTCCTCAAGGGAAATACAAAGCCACTGAGCGACGAGGTGGCCAACCTGTTTGAGAACATTGACCAAACGAAAGTGCATCGCGCCTTCGCCGTTTGGCAGAACAATCGCTATCTCATCGCGCTGCCGACAACCACGGCGGCCGACGACACAAACGACCTCATCGTTGCGTGGAACTCGCTCAATGGCGATGGTCAATGGGAATACCGCGACACCTACGGCATGGGAGTTGACGCGCTCATTGTTAGTTTCTATGCGAAGAAGCGCCGCGTTTTCAACGTCCGCCGCACTGGCAAGCTCTACTTGCTTGATGAAAACGACAACGGCAAGGACGACGAGCCTACCGGCAGCTTGCAGTCTCAGGTCATTGGCTCAATAAAAACGCGCCGAGTTGGATACGGCAGCATCCACAGCAAGCGCTATGTCCGCGCAATGTCCGACGCGGTTATTCCCAATGAGGGCAGTGTCACGGTAAGGGCCAACCTCATCAATCCAGATGCTGAGATCACGCTGGCTCTGGGCCAGACAAACACCTCCGGCCTCGCCGAAGACTACACGCTCAAGCAGCCCATACGCCGCAAGGCACACGCCGCAGAACTAATTTTTGAAACTACCGCCGCGCGGCCGGAGATACGCAATTTCAGCATAGAGGCAACCGTGGACTCGCTGGATAACACGAACACGCGCACGACCGCTTAACAACTAAGGAACAAAACAATGGCAACCGTAACCGCATCTTACAACTGGGTCTCAGGCGAGACCGTGACCCCAGCAAAACTCAATTCAACCGCTTCGCCAACCGTTGTTGTGGCCGATGCTGAAGTCACAACGGCAAAAATTGCTGACGCCAACGTAACTCCAGCCAAGCTGTCGCAGCCCCTGACGATGGGCACAGCTCAAACAACAACGAGCGGCACCAGCATCGACTTCACCGGCATCCCGTCTTGGGTGAAGCGCATTACGGTGATGCTGAATGGGGTTTCAACGATCGGGACAAGTAATGTTCTTTTCCAATTGGGAGATTCTGGAGGATTTGAGTCAACGGGATACAACAGCACCTCCCTTTCCGCGGCAACCACTGTCTCGACAAGCAATTCAACGGCAGGCTTTTTGCTGTTTGCCAATGTTGCGACAGATGCGCGCAGCGGAGTTCTGCTGTTGACGCAAATAAGCGGAAACACATGGATTGCAAGCGGAACATTTAAGGTAAGCACAGCAACAAATTGTTTTGTGGCTGGAGACAAGACCCTTTCAGACGCGCTGACCCAGATCCGCCTAACAACCGTCAACGGCACCGACACCTTCGACGCCGGATCGGTCAACATCATGTATGAAGGTTAAGGCATGGGAGATTGCAAAACAATGGCAAGAGGAAAACGACTCAACAGCGACTTTCGAGGAGCTGCTTGGGTGGCATCTTTCGCATGGATTGGTTCACGCATCGCCGCAGGTGCTCCTGCTTGCATCGGAAGTGCGCTGGAACGCGGAGGAAGGGCGCTTTGAAAGCGGCGAGCCAAACTGCTGGTTCGTTCGCTTGGCTGCTTCTGCTGGCCACACAAACCCTGTTGGGGAGTTTATGCGCGTGGCGCCTCGGCCGCAGCAATACGCGGCATGGTGCAGGCGCGGCGGATTTGAGCCACGGATCTACGACTGGAACAAACTACTAAGGAAAACGAGAGGATAAAAACTATGGGCGGATCAACACCTAGCGCAAGCATGTCAACACCGGCACCAGCGGCGCCAACACCAATCGACTACGATGCCATGTATGCGGCGGCGCAGAAGTATGGCGGCGCCATGCTGACAGACCAGACCAATGCGATGCTCAACCTGTATCCGCAGATGACCAATTTGCAGTTCCAGGCAGCCGACCAGATGGCACAAAAGCTGGATAACTCATTCCTCAAAGTGGCCCAATACGACGTGGCAAACCAGTTGGTTGCCGCCAGAACCCCGTCGCAAATTGAGGCAGAGTTAATGCGCCAAGCCCAAGCCGGATTGACCTCTGGGCCAACCAATATCCAACAGCAACTACTGTCCGATGCGGAGGCGCAGCTTGCTCTGGGTCGGTCCCTTTCTCCCGAACAAGAGCGCGCGGCGCAGCAGGCGGCGCGCTCGGCATATTCGGCGACTGGTCTTGGTACAAGCAATGCGGCAGCCGCCGCTGAAATCCTTAACCGCGACGCCTATGCCACGCAGCGCGAGAACGAGCGCCGCGCCTTCGCCGTGGACGCCGAAAACTATGTGCTCGGCCAAGAAGCGTCCCGCCGAGACTTTGCCAACCTAGCCAACCAGCTCGACATTGCTCGCGGGGATCGCCTTATTGGGCTGACAAGTGCGTATGCTGGGTTAGATCCTTACCGCCAAGGACTGAATGCGGCCTTCGGTCTCGGAAGCTCTACGCTTAATCAGGCAACTAACACTGCCACAAGTGCCTATAATAATGCCCTAAATACAGCGGGAATGGTCGATAGTTTCAACCGAAATATGCAGGCGTCCCAATACAATAGCTGGCAGAATAACAATGCGGCGGTGCAAGGCGCGAACATGCAGGCGGGCGCCATGCGCGACGCAGGCATGATGAACATGATCGGCAACATCGGTTCGTCGATCTTCTCGGACAAGCGCATGAAGAAGGACATCAAACCTCTCGGCTCGGCCGGTAAGGTGCTCGGGCTCACGGCCTACGAGTTCAAATATAAGGGCGACGACGAGAAGCGTGTCGGCTTTATGGCTCAGGATGTGCAGAAGGTTCTGCCGGAAGCGGTGGAAGCT